GACAGCTACGCATGTAGAACCGTCCGGTGATGGCTTGCGGACGGGGGTTCGATTCCCCCCGGATCCACCAGTAAATCGTGCACGACAGTCCGCTGAAGTGCAAAAAGGCCTAGAGAATCAACGCTCTAGGCCTTTTTCTTTGTGCGTGACGGTCCGCGACTGCGCGCCACTTTCCGGGCGTTTCTGCAGTAACTTCTGCAGTAACTGCCCCCCAAGGCCCTGGCCCCTGGAAAGTTACTGCATGGCCGAGAAGCTCATTACATCCGACACCTCCATCAGGGCCATCAGGCGCGGCGACCCGCGCAACCGGCTGAACGACGGCGGCGGCCTGTACCTGCTGCTGTTCGTGAACGGTGGTTCGCACGGCTGGCGCCTGGACTACACCCACGCAGGCAAGCGCAAGACCATCAGCCTGGGCGTCTTCCCTGAAATCAGCCTCGCGCGGGCCCGGGAGAAGGCTCAGGATGCCCGCCAGCAGCTGGCGGCCGGTGTCGACCCGAGCAGCGCCCGCCAGGCTGAGAAGGCCGCCGCGGCGCGGGCCGCAGAGGTCGGTGCGCTGCATGCGGCCGGGCAGCCGGTGCCTGGCACCTTCGAGCACCTGGCGCGAGAGTGGTTGCAGCGGGTGCACCAGATGAAGGTGTCCGAAGGGCATGCGGAGCGCACCCTCGTTCGCTTTGAGCAGGATGCCTTCCCGTACATGGGTCGGCGCCCGGCAGCAGAGATCGACAGCGCGGAGCTGCTCGAGGTGCTGGAGCGGGTGACGGCGCGCGGCGCGATCGAGACCGCGCATCGCCTGAAGTGGGCCTGCGGCCAGGTCTTCCGCTACGGCATCGCGAAGAGGCTGTGCGCGCGCGACCCGGCGGCCGACCTCAAGGACGCGCTGCCGCCGGTGCTGACGCGCCACCACGCTGCGATCGTTGATCCTGGCCAGGCCGGCCAGCTGCTGCGCGCCATGGCTGACTATGCGGGCTCGCCCGTGACGCGCGCAGCGCTGGCCCTGTCGGCGCTGCTGATGCTGCGCCCGGGCGAGCTGCGGCAGGCTGAGTGGGCCTGGGTTGACCTGGAGGCCGCCGAGCTGCAGGTGCCGGCCGCGCTGATGAAGCGCCGCAAGGCTGAGAAGCTGAACGGGCCGGCGCACCTGGTGCCGCTGGCGCCGCAGGCCGTGGCCATCTTCCGAGAGCTGCACGCCCTCACCGGCGATGGGCGCTACTGCTTCCCTTCGCTGCTGTCCGAAGGCCGGCCCATGAGCGAGAACACCGTGAACACGGCGCTTCGTCGCATGGGCTTCGACCGCGAGACAGCCACCGCGCACGGCTTCCGAGCCATGGCGCGCACGCTCGCGGCTGAGCGCCTGGGGATCGCTCCTGAGGTGATCGAGGCGCAGCTGGCGCACGAGGTGAGCGACAGCCTAGGGCGCGCCTACAACCGCACCAAGTACATCGCCCAGCGCCGTGAGCTGATGGTGAAGTGGGCCGACTACCTCGACCGCCTGCGCGTGGGCGCCACGGTGGTGGCGCTGCCTGAGCGAGGCGCGCAGCGCTGAGCAGCGCAGCCGCCGCAGGCGGCGAGCATCGTCCATCTAGCTGTTGCCCCGCCTAGTCAGGCGGGGCCTGAGCGCGCGTGCCCCCGGTGGGGGGCGGGGCAGGGCATCACCTTCGCGCGCCGGCCAAGCTGCACGAGTCACCAGGACATGAACACGGCTGGGCGAAAGCATGCACAGCAGGCGGTGACGGCGGTGACCACGAGGGAAAGCGGGCGGAAAGTGGGCGGTGACAGCGGCGGGGACAGGTGGTGACAGCCGGTGACAGGGTTACTTGAGTGAAGAGTGAATCAATCAAGCTCTCTGCTCTGTCCTTCGACGGCCAGGCCGAGCTGCTCGAGGTCGACTGGCCGAGCCGGCTGCCCCCCCTTTGGGTCCTCCTGACCGAGGGCGCGATGCGGGTAATTCGGCCCCCGTCCGGCCGCTAGTGGCTGGCCTGCGGATAAGTCCGGTTTCTGATCCGCCAGGCGCCCCGGGCTGCATGCTCCTGACGTGCGCGCGCTGCCGGCTGGTTCCCTGGCGAGCTGTGGCCTGCTGCGCATCAACCGCGCGGGGTGGGTGCGCCGCGGCCCCGCCCCCCGCCGGCCCCGCGCGGGTTCGGCCGTCGCTGCTGCGCGTGACAGCAGCGCACCGGCGACCGAGAATGCCGAGCATCACGACTTCACGTGCGGGCATGACCGTCGAACTGTTGACCATCGCGGCGTACGCCAGGCACCGCGGCTGCGACGAAAAGGCCGTGCGGCGCGCGATCGCCGAGAACCGCATCACCAGGCTGTCCACCGAGCGCCGGTGCATCGATCCTCACGTGGCCGACGTGCAGTGGGCCCGCAACACCCGTTCGCGCGTGCGCCCCAGCCGCAGCGGTGCGAAGGGTGCCGCCCCTGAGCCGGTGCCCGGCTACGCCGACGCGCGCCTTCGGCGCGAGCGTGCCGAAGCCGATATCGCCGAGCTGGAGGCCAGCAGGCGCGCCGGCACGCTGATGGAAGTGGATCCCGCCAGGCGGGCCGTCTTCGACTGCTTCCGCGAGCTGCGCGACGCCAACTTCGCGGCGATGCGAAGCGCGGCCCCGTCCGTCGTCGGCCTGGCGGACGTGCGCGAGGTGCAGCACGTGCTCGAAGATGCCCTGCGCGTCGGCTTCGACCACTTCGAGCAGCGCATGCAGGCCATGCTGGCGGCCCGCAGCGGTGCCTGACATGGCCGAGACCTTCAACCCCTGGACCGCCACCGAAGCCCAGGCGCGTGCCGTCACGCTGCAGCAGGGCTTCGACCCGATGGCCGTGGAGCTGGTGCAGGGGCGCGCCTCGCGCCTGGCCTTTGAACTGCTGCCGCCCTACGCGCCGCTGCGCCGGTGGTGCGCCGCGGGCCAGGTTCGGCAGCTGCGCGGCGTCGGCCTGGCGGCGAAGAGCCTGGCGCACCTTCGGCATGCGCTGCAGCTCTGCGCCGAGCACGACCTGGTGCCGCCGAGGTTCCTGCAGCTGGCCCTGGTGGTCGGTCTCGGCCCTGAACTGAAGGTGCTCCGGCCGGCGAAGCGCTTGCGCAAGGCCCGCCAGCCTTCCAACCCCGCGCACGCGGCGCGCCTGCGGCGCAAGGTGTGGGAACTGGTGCGGCGCTTCCGGTGGGCCTACCCCGGGCAGCCGCTCGACAAGCTGTGGGGTGCCGTCAGGGCTGGCCGCCAGCTGGCACCCGGCCTGGAGCCCGGCATTGACCGCGCCGTGAGGCGCCTGGGGATCGGCAGCACCCAGGCGCGGGCCTACCTCAACGAGGCCAGCACGCTGTACGGCGAGCCCACTTGGCCGGCCCGGGCGGCGCCGCCGATGACGTTCTAGCGCTGTCGCGCCCCTTGCCGGACTTGCCGCGCTAAGTCCGGCAAGCGCCACCGCGCGGGGGTGTTTGCCGGTCTCATGCCGGCATGAGCATCAACACCCTGTTTCACCAGGCCTGGGCCCTGCCGCCCGAGGTGCTGGACCAGCTCCGCGCCATCCACCAGCGCCACGCCCACGGCGCCGCCGCCGACCTGGCCGCGATCGAGGAAAGCCTCGGCCGCTCCCTGGCGAACGAGCCGCTCTCGTACAGCGTCATGCCCGGCGGCGTCGCGCTGCTCACCGTCAACGGCGTGATGGCGCCGAAGATGAACATGCTGATGCAGGTGAGCGGCGGCGTGAGCACGCAGCAGCTCACCGCCACGCTGGGCCGCATCGCGGCCGACCCGGCGGCCAAGTCGGCGCTGATCGTGTGGGACAGCCCCGGCGGCAGCGTGCTCGGCGTGCCGGCTGCGCGCGACGCCATGCGGCGCCTGGCTGCGGCGAAGCCCACCGCGTCGCTGGCGCAGGGCACCATGGCCAGCGCGGCCTACTGGATCGGCAGCGCCGCCCGCGCCCTGTACGTGGAGGGCGGCACCGACCTGGTGGGTTCGCTGGGCATCGTGCAGCGCCTGAGCTGGGAGCCGGCCTCACCCACCAGCATGGACCTGGTGCGCGGGCGCTACAAGCGCGCCAGCATCAACGGCCAGCCGCCGTCGGGCGCAGTGCTCGCCCAGGCCGAGTCGCATCTCGACTACCTGTACACCCTGATGGTCGACGACGTGGCCCGGCACCGCGGCGCGAGCGTGCAGCGCGTGCTGGCCGAGATGGCAGACGGTCGCACCTTCGTGGGCCGCCAGGCCATCGCTGCCGGCCTGGCGGACGGCGAGGCCAGCGTCGCCGAGCTGGCCGAGCGCCTGGTGCAGCGCCCCGACACCATCCGCCGCGGCGGCGCCCCGCTGCCGGCGGCCCGGCCCCTTGCCGCGCCCTCAAATGCGCCGCCCGTGCCCCTGCCCAAGCCAGGGCCTGCCGCGCTTGACGCGGGCAAGGCCGCCAGCGTCGCCAAGAAAGCCCGCCAGCTCGTCGCCGAAGCGCGAGCCCAGGGCCGAACCCTCACCGCGTCTCAGGCCGTCGCCCAGGTGATGGCCGCCGACGCCACCTGATCAAGGAGCCCATCCCATGACCATGCGCATCCAGGGTCTCGTGAAGACCTTCAACTCTGGCGCCGCCATCGCGCGCAGCCGCATCGTGCAGTTCGGCGCCGACGAGCGCACCGTGATCCAGTCCAGCGCGGCCACCAGCTCGCACATCGGCGTGGCCGATGACGTCGCCACCCCCGGCGCCGGCGAGCCGGTGGAAGTGGTGATGGCTGGCGTGGCCACCGTGGAGTACGGCGCCGCTGTCACCCGCGGCGCGCTGCTCACGTCCGACGCCTCCGGCCGCGCCATCGTGGCCGCCGCCGCGGCCGGCGCCAACGTTCGCACCGTCGGTGTGGCGATGGTCGACGGTGTGCTCGGCGACCTGGGCGCGGTGCGGCTGCACCCGGGTTCTTTCCAGGGCTGACCTTGATCGGCCCTGGGCAGCAGCGTCACGGGCCGTCAATCCAGAAAGCACCAGCATGAACGGTCCGAAGATCCGATACGACATTGAGGCGAACGCCTCCGGCGAAGCCGAAGTCCGAGCCCTCGCCGAGCAGCTGGAGAAGCTCGACGATGCTGTCGACCCCGCTGCCGCCGAATCGGCCAGAGCGCTGGCCACCGAGCTGCGCAAGCTGGGCGAGGCCAGCTCGGCCCTGCAGACCTTCGAGCGGGCCCTGGTCGACGCAAACGAAGCCTCGCGCGGGCTGCAGCAGAGCGCCGACGCGCTGCAGCGCCTGGAGAAGCGCCTCGAGGCCGTGCAGGCGCCGACGCGCGCCCAGGCCGGCCAGCTCGAGAAGCTGCGCGACGCGGCACAGCGTGCGCAGGCCGCCTACACCACCAAGACTGAAGCCCTGAACGCGGCGCGCAGCCGCGTGCAGCAGCTGGGCGTCGACACGGGCAACCTGGCCACCGCTGAGAACCGCCTGGCCGCGGCCACCACCGCGGCCACGGCCCAGGGCCGGGCGCTGGTCTCTTCGTACCAGCAGCAGGCCGAGGCAGCCCGCCAGAGCGGCGCCGCGCAGCTGGCCGCCAGCAAACAGGTGGAGTCGGGCTTCGACGGCATCGCGCGGCGCCTGGACAGCCTGCGCAACGTCGGCATCGCGGGCATCCTGGGCAGTCAGACGGCGCAGCTGCTGGGCAGCGTGGGCGAGACCGCCGACGCCTTCAACAACCTGCGCGCCCGCATGCAGCTGGTGACGGGCGAGGGTGCGCCGCTGCAGCAGGCGCTGCAGGGCGTCGAGGCGATCGCGCTGCGCACCGGCCAGAGCCTGGAGGCGACGGGGCAGCTGTTCACGCGCATCCTGACCGCCGGCCGCGAGCTGGGCTTGTCGCAAGCCGACGCGCTGAAGCTCACCGAGACCATCAACCAGGCCGTGGCCATCAGCGGCCAGAGCGCGGCCACCAGCAGCGCGGCCATCACCCAGTTCATCCAGGGCCTGCAGGCGGGCGTGCTGCGGGGTGAGGAGTTCAACTCCGTGGTGGAGGGCTCCGCCCGCCTGGCCAAGGCCCTGGCGGACGGCCTGGGCGTCACCCAGGGCGAGCTGCGCAAGCTGGCCAACGAGGGCAAGCTCAGCGCCGACACCGTGCTCAAGGCCATCCAGAGCCAGAGCCAGGTGCTGCAGCGCGAGTTCGGGCAGCTGCCGCTGACCATCGGCCGCGCTGTCGAGAACCTGCAGACGAAGTGGAGCACCTTCATCGGCAGCCTGGACGGCGCCACCGGCGCGTCGCGCACCGTGGCCCAGGGCATCAACGCCCTGGCCGAGGGCCTGGACGAGCTGGGCGCCATCGCCACCCGCGCCGGTGCCGTGCTGGTGGCCGCCCTGGCCATCCAGGGGGCCGGCGCCCTGCGCCAGCTGGCCACCCAGGCGCTGGCCACGGCCGGCACCATGGGCGTGCTGAGCAAGTCCATCGCCGACGTGCCGAAGATCGTCAACATCGCGGTGGCGGTGACCGGCTTCGAGCTGGGCTTCCAGCTCGGCGACATGCTGCGGGAGAACTCCGAACTCGCGCGCAGGTTCGGCGTCGGCGTGGCCGAGTTCTTTGCCAACATCGTCCGCGACCTGCGATTCCTCAAGGAAGCCGCCGCCGCCGTCTTCACCGACGACACCGTCGGCGAAGCCTTCGACCGCTTCAAGAAGCGCGCCCAGGAGCAGCAGGCCATCTTTGCCGAGCTGTACCGCGAGGCCGAACGCTCGCCCGAGGTGGTGCGCGCAGCCGCCTCCGCAGCGGCAGCCGAGACTGAGCAGCTTGGCGCCAAGGCCCAGGCCACGGGCGCCACCATCGCTGCAGCCGGCGCCGTGGGCGCGGCCGGTGTGACCGGCATCAAGACCGCCGCCGACACCGCAGCCGGTGCCATCACGGCGCTGGCGGCAGCGGCTGGCCTGAAGCTGCCCGCCGTGGCCGTCACGGTGGCGCAGCAGGCCGGCGCCATGGCCGAGCTGGCGGCCCGCAGCCGCGAAGCCGCCCAGCGCATCGGCGAAGAGCTGCCCGCTGCCCTGGCGAAGCTGAGCGGCGCCGAGCTGCTGGCCTTCCGCGAGGCCTTCGTCGGCGCGCTGGGCCAGAGCGCCACCCAGGCCGGCCTGCTGCGCGACGTGCTGCTTGAGACCGGCAAGCGCGCCGCCGAGGCCCTGGGCGTCGACGTGGCCAAGGCCACCAACACCCTGAGCGCCTCATTCGTGACGGCGCAGGACAACCTGGCGCTGTTGGTGCGCAGCACCGAAGCCCTGAAGGCGGCCGGCCTGGACGCGGGCGCGGTGGTGACGGCGGCGCTGCGCAAGATGGCCGAGACGGCCGACGTGCAGAGCGAGTTCGCTGCGCTGCGCAGCCGCGTGGAGGCGCTGGGGAAGGCCGGCGTCATCACCAAAGACCAGATGGCCGACCTGCTGGACACCATCCGCGGCAAGGCCCGCGAGGCGGCCGAGGGCGTCGACAAGCTGGCCCAGGCTTACCGGCAGCTCGGCGTGCAGTCCCAGGCCGAGCTGCAGGGCATCGCTGACAAGTCCCGCCAGGCCTGGGAACTCATCAAGAACGACGCCACGGCGTCCATTGCCACCAAGCAGGCCGCCTTCACGCGCTACGCCGAGGCGGCCATCGCGGCCAACAACGGCGTGGCATCCAGCACCGTGCAGGCCGAAGCACGGGCCCTGGGCCTGGCCGTGCAGGCCGAGAAGACCGGCAAGGCCATCGTCTCGGCCATGGGCCAGGCCGGTGGCGCCGTCGACAAGCTGGGCGACAAGCTCGGCGATGCCGCGGCCAAGGCCAAGGAAGCGGCCGACAAGGCCAAGGCGCTGCTGAACACCACCGCCAGCGGCATCGGCATGGGCGAGGGCCTGAGCAAGAGCACCTTGCCGCCGGTAAAGGACATCCGCACCCCCGGCTTCACCATCCAGACCCCGCCGCCCGATGCCTCAGGCGACTGGCAGTGGGTGCCGATGCTGAACAAGAACGCGGCCGGCGGCGAGTGGCGCCTGACGCCCGCGGGCCTGAAGCGCCGCGCCGATGCCGCGCGGCTGCGGCGTGAACGCGGGCTGCCGGCTTCCGGGCCCTTCGGCACCTTCGAGCCGCCACCAGACGCCAGCCCGAGCCCGAGCCCGAGCCCGATCCCGCAGCCCACGCCCGCGCCGCGGCCCGGCGGCCTGGTGCCTGGCCAGGGCCTGCAAGTCACCGACCGCCTGGTGCGCGTCGAGTTCATCGTCGCGGGCAGTTTCTCGCGCGGCCTTGCCAGCGAGAGCCTGGTCGAAGACTTCCTCGCGGCCATCGAACGCGCCCAGCGCGGCGCTGGCGGCTGACCCTTCACCGCCACGGAAGGCCGGCCGGTGTGCCGGCGCCGTGGCACACCGCCGGCACGCGCCGGCATCTTCAACCCGGAGTTTCATCATGAGCAACTGGCTGCAACGCGTCCGCAAGGCGCTGGCCAACCCCCCGAAGGGCAGCGGGCCCGACGGCACCGAAACCGAGTTCCAGCAGCGCGCCCGCAAGCTGCTGCAGAGCGAATCCGGCGCGCAGACGCTGAAGGATCTGCTGCTGGCCAACAAGCCCGAGCCGGGCAGCCTTGCCAGCGCGCACCGCCGCAAGCAGTGGCAGCTGCAGCTCGATCACGTGCAGTTGGTGCTGTATGCCTTCGACGCCGAGCGCTCCGTCGTCGAAGCCGACAAGGCCCGCGACGACGCCCGCGTGCAGCTCAGCGGCGAGGAAGGCGCGGCCCGCAAGCTGCTGGAAGACCTGGAGGCCAGGCACTCGGCGCTGAAGGCCGAGCACGCGCTGCTGCAGGGCCGGCTGGCCGCCCTGGAGCGCACCGCGGCCGACACCGAGCACGCGCTGCGCGCCGAGCACGAGCAGCGCGTCGCGGCGCTGCGCGAGCGGCTGGCCGATGCCGTGGGAGCTGACGACACGACCACCGCCGAGGCCGTGGCGGCCGAGCTGAGCGCCGAACTGCGGCAGGAAGGCGAGCGCCGCGCCAGCGATGCGCGGGCGCCGCAAGCCACGGCGCTGCAGGCCGACGCGCTGCGCGGCACCTGCGAGCGCAAGGCGGCCGACCTGGCCGAAGTCGACCGGCAGCTGAAGGCCTGCCAGGCCACGCTGTGCCGGGTGCGGATGGAGCGCGCGACGATCGACTACCACGAGGGCATCGCCCGCGTGATGCTGGGCTTCGCGCAGGCCTACGCCGAGTCTCAGCGCTGGCGCCTGGAGCCCGGCATGCTGGGGCCGGACACCGAGCGCCGCCTCGATCGCATGTCCTACGAGTACGCCATCACCCGGCCCGAGTTCGTGCCGATCGGCAGCCGCCT